CCACTAGGATGGTGGAAGAGGCCCGCAACGGGGATGAGCTTGCCTTCGTGATCGCTCATGAACTGGGCCATAACATCACGGGTGAGTTGGGCACGAAGCAGGCTGAAATCGACGCGGACGCGATGGGTATTCGCCTGATGCGGCTGGCTGGATACGGCCCGCACGGCGCGGTGTCTTTCCTTGAGCACACGCCATCCCCGTGGCTCGCGATTGACCACCCGACAAACTCGCGCCGCATTAAACTGATTAGGGAGCACCTATAATGGCCGTGATCTATCTCACCTCCACCGACCCGCTCACCCTGCAAGCCATGACCATGAAGCTGGACGGCAATCAGCTTGTGGTAGCGTATCCGGCCAACCTGTTTGGCGCTGCTGTGCCAGAGCAGACCGCCACCGGCCCCGATGGCGGCGCCACGACGATCCCAGCCAAGGGCGTGGCGGGGCATTACTATTTGAGCGTGAACGATCCAGCGGTAACACTCGACACCAACGGCACGCCGGTTTGGCCGGGCACACTGCCAGCGGGTGTGTCGGTCGATCAGGCGAATGGCATCGCGGTGTTGGGGGTTTGGGCCTAGCATTGCATTGGGTAAGGAGTATATGGTATGAAGGTGCTAGAATATATCAAGGCTCGGCTGAATGAGCGCAGCACATGGGCAGCGATTGGCACTGGCGTAACTGGCGCTGCGGCCCTTGCTTCTCCATGGTCTTACGTTTTTGTTGCCATTGCCGTTATCGGGACGCTGGTTCCCACAACTGGAGAAGAGAAATGACTATTGAAACCATTGAGACTTCGCTGAAGGCCGATGTGGCTGCTGCTGGGAACGTCGTCCATGCCGATGTTGTTGTGGCAGAATCGCTGTTCAGCAAAGTGGTGACCGCCTATACGTCCACTTGGATTTACTGGCTGCCTGCCATCGTCGTTGCGGGCGTGCTTGGGCATGTGATCTAAGCAACATGCTGGCGATTGCCGCCTCGTGGGCTCTGGGGCGTCTGAGGGCACTTTGGAGCATCATCTGCGACCATCCACTGCCTTGTGCTTGTTGGGGCCTCCTTCTGGCCTGTGTGTGGCTCTGGCATGGAGAGCAGTCCGCCAAGCGGGAAGTCAGTTTGGTGCGCGCGGCTCTGGACAGCGCCCATAAGGCTAGTGTCGCAGAACTAACCCGCGCCACGGCTGAACGGGATGCGGCGATTAAGCATGAAAAGGAACAGAATGATGCAACGGATCAACGTGTCGCGGCTGCTCGGGTTGACGATTCTCGCCATCTTGCCGATTACATTGGCAGGTTGCGGGCCGCAAAATATCAAGGTGACGGCGGATCACTGCCCCCCTCCGGCAAAGAGGACATGGCCCAAGGCGGCAACCGACCCGGTGGAACTTCCGAGTTGGATGCACGCCTGAACACCGATCTAGAAATTTGCACAGTGAATACGCGGCGCCTACTGGAAATTCACAATGAGGCTGTTACCGATAGTCCCCAGAGCCACTGAGTTTATCGCGGGCCTTGCGGTCTGCGAGTTTAGCGAGGTTGCCCTCTGCGAGTTCGCTTAGGGTAAGGCCCAGCGCATCTGCCGCAGCGGCCACATACCAAAGCACATCGCCAAGTTCGGCCCCCGCCTCGTCACGGTTGAAGTAGGCGTCGCGGATAGACTTCTTCACCTTCCCCGCATACTCTCCCGCTTCGCTTGCAAGGCCAAGGGCCGTATACACGCGCGCCGTTGCTGGATTGCGCGGATACACCGCTGTTTCGAGTGCGGCGGTCTGGTAGTCATTCAGGGTCATTTATGCTCTTCCCATTTCCAAGCCCATCCAAAAACAGCCGCAGTTCGTATGGCAGCCCCTCATCCCTTGGCGCAGGCAAGAACTTCGCCAGATAGCTTTCTGGGATTTTGTTGCCGCCGTATTGGGAAGGGCGTGATGGTGCGCTAGTCATCTGCGACTCTACTGCACCCTGTCGCCTTATATATTGCAGCGAGTAATGCAAGGGAGGGGGATTGCGCCACCCCAAGGTTGTAATGTTGCGTCTCACGGGGCCAAACAACCGCGTGTGTCCACGACCCGACGGTCACTATGCTGGTTGCCGCGCGGTCAGGTAACAGCATAAATGCAGCCTCCATGTAGGCACCGCTAAGTCGTCTAATGTGGAACATGGCCCACTCAGACATGCGGCAAGCGGCTTTCTGCCGCGCCCTTTCGGCGCAAATGCCACTTCTGACAATACGCAACATTTTACCTTGCTCTGATGGGGCTACCGTTTTCAGCATGTTCGCCAGATCAGTCATCTGCAATCTCCTCACGCAGGGCGGTACGCTCATGGCGGACTTGCTCAAGTTCATCCTTGACGAGTTGGCCTAAGTCCCACTCGCCATTGATAATGGCCCGCTTGGTGTAGCCCGCAGACCAGCGGGATGCAACACGTTGCCGAGCAAGTTCGATGTCAGTCAACATTCCCTGCACTCCCTCGCGTGGTCTTCAAGCAACCCTATGATATACTTGCTCTTGTCAGCCAAATCATAAACCCACTGCGGGGTTGTGCTATCATCAATAATGATCTTGTCGATTTCAACCGTGTCGGGCTCGCCGGGATAATCTCGCGTCTCACGACACCCGCGATGCACGCTATACTCAATCGTAATGGGCAACACGTGTTGCTCGCCATCCGCAATGGAAAACATCAATTCGGTTTCGTAATGATATGTCATGTCATTTACTCCTTGTCTCTATACGCCCAACCATAGCGTCATTTTTTATGTGATCAAGCGCAAATCATGGCTTGAGCCCCCAAGCAATGGCCCGCGCCCTCTCTAAATTGCCAGCTTTGACAACAAGGTGCACGCCTCCCGCATTGTTGGGGGCTATCAGGGCGGCCAAAGCATCCCGCGCGGACACATCATCCTCTGCCGCAGTCCTGATCCCATATGCCATGCTGCGTAGTTCGGCCATCTCTGCTAAGTGCTTTTTGCAGCCATGACACCCGCACCAAAGGGGTGCATAGCCGACGCCGCCATGGTGCATGTAACCCCACAGTGCGCCGCGAGACAGTCTGCCGACAAGGCGGCCAATCGCACGGGCCGCGAAACCTCTGATACTCATCTACCCAACCTCCTTCAAATAATCCTGAAACGCATCCCATGCCGCCTGCGCCCCCAGGGCCACACACACAAAGGCCCCGAGTTCTTGCGCTGCGGTGAGATAATCAATCTGCTCCTGCGCCAGATTGGATTTAGTGTGATCCCGCCGCTTCATCTCGATCAAACATGTGGGGCTTCCGGGGATCACGATGTCTGGTGCACCCGCAACCAGCCCCATAGCCCTATGCCGCGACATGGCCGAGAACTGCCCTCCGCGCACCAATCCCTCGTTTTTCACATGCACGGCAATGCGCCCATATGTATCGGGATATGTCTTGCGCAACCGATTGAGAAACGAGATTTGCTCGATGTCCTCAACGTCGCATTCCCCACGGTATTTGAGTTCGCCATACACCCTGAAGGGGAGGTTCTTGAGGTTCATGCCGCCTTATCCTTTCTCAATTCTGGATCTTCATCAGCCAGTCGGTTGTATGCCAATATGCGGTAGAAACTTGTCTCACGCTCTTTGACGTAACTGATCGTCACGGGCGCCCCATCCTGCGTGGCTGCGATAAACTTCCCATAGTCGGCCTGCTGTCGGGCTCCCTTGGCGTCCTTCATAAACCATGTGCTGAACTGCCTGTGTGGAGTGACCCAATCAACTCGCACGGTGGCATTGCCCTTCTGTGATATGCTCTCCTTGCAAGTCATACTCAACACCCTATCGCACTGTGGCTTATGCGGGTCTTTCTTGAGCGCCTTGAACTCGGCGACCAACTTCTCGCCGGGGTCTACAATCTCGGCCTTGCACTCGTAGCAATACCGCGCACTAATGTCATTGGTCTCACCGCATTGGGGGCAGTCCTTACCAGCCCAGCGGTGTCCACAACGCTCGTGCTGGCCCTTCTCGCCCGTCCTGACGTAGCCGAAGCACCTGCGACCATAGTGACCTGCCAGCGGGCCGTATTCCGTCTCTATGGGGCTCCCAAACGTATCTAGGCAGTACCCGTGCCTATCAAGCGTGTAGTCCTTGTAGTCCGGGTTCAGTTTGAAGTGGTTCTCATAGCCACATTCGGAACACTCGGCCTTAATCATCGTGCCATCGCCAGTGGTTTTGCGGGCGGTAATCATAGGGTCGAACAAGTCGCCATCGGGGAAGTGTGTCTCTCCGTTGTCAGTGTAATCAAGGTATAAGCAGTCATCCTTCCCCTCAAACAAGCGAAGTCCGCGCCCGATAATTTGCTGGAGCAGCCTAACGCTCTCTGACTTACGAAGAACAGCGATCACATCAACGTGTGGCATATCGACGCCCACTGTCAGGACTGCCACATTGACAATGTATTTGATTTCCTGCCGCGCAAATTTAGCAAGTATTTCCTTGCGGTTCTTTGTCTCAGCGGTAATGATGGCAGACAATGATGGCGGCAGGCTTGCCAATACTTCTTCAGCATGGCGCACTGTTGCCGCATAGATCAGGACGCCGCAACGGTTGCGCGACTGGTAAACGATGTCACCAACAATGGCTGCTGTCTTGCGTCCATGACCGACAAAGGCCCTATCCACATCTGCTGCATCGAACTGACCGCGCTTGTTCAGATGCAGATGGGAGGTATCATACCCTTCGGCGTTGATCGCGCCGACGATAGGCTTGGTAAGGTAGCCCTGTTCAATCAACTCATGCGCCGTGATGCGATACACGCATTTGACGAAATATGGGTCGATGCAGCAATCATCGCCGTTGATCTCACCATCATCCCATTCGCGGAAGATATAGCCCGATCCAAGGCGGTATGGCGTGGCAGTGAGCCCCATCACCCGCAAGTTGGGATTGCCCTCGCGCATCTCGTCAATGATGGCCTTGAGCGTGGGCGTTATCTGGTCGCACTCATCAATTATGATAAGTGCAAAGTTCTTCTTGAATGCGCCGATCTTGTTTTTGATCGTCAGGGGTGTGCCAAATACAACAGGGTGCGCAAGCGACTTCTGGCCAGCCGAAGCAGAAAACATGGAGGCCGGATTTCCCGTGGCCTTGTATTTGCCGTGGTTCTGGACGACAAGTTCAGCCGATGGTGCCGTGCAGAGGACGCGCTTGCCCGTGAAGGCGTGGATTAGCCGCGCGACCTCTGCAATAATGAGACTCTTGCCAGCACCAGTCGCAGCTTCAATAATGAATGGTTCGATGCTGGATTTTAACTGCTGGAATGCGGCCTCTACGGCTAGTTTCTGGTATGGGCGGAGTTGGGGTGTCATTTATTACTCGCTTTCACACAGCCTGCTCACCAAGGGTATTGCGGATATGCTGCCAATACTTCTTCGCCCGATGGAACGGAATGCCCATCTCTGCGGCTGCCCCATCAATCGTTAAGCCATTGGCAATCAGTTCCGCTAATTCGCCTCTGAGTAAAGCCGTCTCAGCGGCTTGGCGGGCATTGCGTTCTGCGAGGGAGTTTGTCACGCGCTTTCCTTCTCCTTAAACTGGAAACACCATCCATCTGGGGTAACGCGCAAAACCTTCGGCATGTAACGACAGAAATGACGTTGGATAATGACCACATTTACTGGTCTAAGCGGCCGTGGTGTCCACTCTGTGTCGTCCTCAAGAGTGCAAAACATACAGTCTTTGCATTTACGAGTTTGTGTCATTTTCCATTTCCTTTATCTTCGCCTCAAGTCTTTTGTTTTCCGCCTTTAGGTAATGATCGTGGGCAGCCACTTCTGCGAAAATACGCATAAAGGCCGCCTCCCCTGCCTTGATCTTCGCAGCAGAATAATCCATCCTTCTGGCAAAGTGCAGGTCGTGGGCAGCCCGGGCAAAATCAAGAGAAATCTCAAGCGTATTTATTCTTGATGCAAGGTAATTAATGTAATCTTTGTTGGATATGCCGTGTGGCCGTTCCATCACCTCACCCCCCAAAACTCAGTTGGTTTGCCGCGCCATTTCTCAAGGTCAGCATCTGGCAGAAGTTCCTTGATCGCCTTAGCGTAGCTGATACTGCCAGCCTTCTGCGTCAGTGTCAGTTTACGGCCCGCAAAGTCGGCGTTTTGCTCCTTGGCTTCAGCAACAATCTGGGCCAGCAAGTCCTTCTTGCGCGCCTCAAGTTGTGTGGCCTGCTCGGCAATCTCGTCCCACTCTCGGATCATGCGATGTGCCTCTGGCGTATCAATCACAACTCGCGGCTTTTGGTGCAGGTGCTCCTCAGCGTTGTTCTTGCACTCATCCAGAAACTCGGCATGGAACTGCTTCAGGCGTGGGATGTTGCGATCCATCCATGCTTGGTCATAGTCCACAACCTCCCACTTGGTGCCATTCGGTGCCCACTGGTAGAAGTGCGCCCGGTCCCGCTTGGTGCAGAAAATCTGGAACTGCACCTGATCGTAGTAATGCTGCTGCTCAGCCAATGTTTTGAATGGCACAGGCGCATCGGAATTCCGCAGGGAATACGGGCACTTGATTTCAAGCACTGCATCGTCGCCCACATAGCCATCAGGGGAAGCCCCGGCCCAATCCTCAAACTCAACGAAATAGGCTTTCTCAACCTTCAAGCCTGTTTCCATCTGAAAGTCGATCACGACACCAGCTTCGTTCATGGTACCATGGCGTGTGGCCACGTTGCCAGAAAACTCACGCTCTGCCCCGTGGTAATCGCGCACCATAGACCGCATGGCCTGTGCCCGAGTCATATATGGCGAATGGCCTAGAATGGCGCCCACAAGGCTTGCCGTTACACGCCCCTTGCGCTGTTGCAGCCATCCTTCGCTGCGCTGTTCATGTTGTTGTGTCATGTAAATCTCCTATGTTTTTATGTGGCAGACTTCAGAGCCCCCGGTCTGCCAGCGGGGCTTCCACTCGGGCTCAACTCAGAATGGCACATCATCCTTCAGGGCTTCAGCAAAGGAACCCGCCTTCTTCACGGGCGCATTCGGAACAGATACTTCGGCGCTCTTGGGTGCGACGGCACAGACCCAGTTGCCGGACTTTACGTCTGCACCATCCTTAATCTCCCAGACCTTCAGCTTGATGACCATGGGGCGGTTGGACAGGCAAATAGCCAGGTCGTCGTCGTCTGCAATGCCGGTGCCATTGGCTGCCACAGCTTTCTTAAGCCGTCCTCCGCAGTTGAAATCAATGGAGTCAAGCAAGCGGATTGCATTGTCGCGCTTCTTCTTGGCCTTCTCGACATCCTTGGCACTCGGATCAAGGTCATTCACCCAGCACTTTTGCCAAATTTTGCGGTTGGCATAATCGGCGGGCTGAAGGACAGTCCACTCAAGCTGGACGAACGACACACTGCTGTCGTCACGCGGGCTTTCCCACTTTGCACCACTAATCATGGCGAGAACAGAGGAGTTGTCGGGAATCGGAGCGATGTCGCCGCTGGGAGTCTCAAACGAATCCCCCGCGTTTGACTGGGTTCCGTCGGAAAGTGTAAACATATTACTCATATTCATTCTCCTTGGTTAATTCACTCTGCGTAATCGGCAGGATCAACTTCGTCTGCGAGTTCGCTGGGGATGCGCTCGGCATCCTGCGAGTGCCCTACCGACACGTGGGCGGCACCCTTCTTGGCGGACTTCGGTTGCGGCGCGTCACCCAACACCCATTGGGTCAACGGATTCTTGCCCTGCTCCACAGGGATTTCCTCGGTGATGCCGAGGCGATTCTTCGACACGGAACTTGGCGTCAGATATGTGACAAGCACACGTTCGCCACCGATAGCCCGCTTGCGGCCCTCTTCGCCCACCAAAGCGGTGGACTGACGCAGGAATCCGACCACATCGACCGAGTCCACGTAAAACGCCATAGACTTGCCGTGCAGCCGCAGAGAATACTGCGAATAGGCTTCCGAGTCTGGCGGGCTGATCTGGACGACATCGCTATGAGCCAAAAACACCACGTTAATGCCTCGCTTACGCAGCACCTCAGCAGCCTTTCGAACGCGAGAGTGCATGGCCGCAACAGCATCACGCCCCGCGCCATAGCCGCCACCAGCTTGCTGAATGGACTTTGCCTTGGGATCGGATGCCAGCACCTCGTTGACAAACATCTGCTCAAGGCCGGTCACGCTGTCGATGATAACGGTCTTGAAGCCATGTTCCTCGCGGGCGAGTGCAAGAAGTTGCTCAAAAAGAACTTCCGATGACGCCGTTTCTCCGATAGATACGGGCGTTTGGTGCTTGGGGATGTCGCGGGGGATGGCCTCGCCTTGCGTGCGGATCAGGTAGGGGGAGGGCCAAGAGCAAGCCATGCTGGTTTTGCCGGAGCCGGGTGTCCCGCACACCGTCACAATCAATGCCTCATTAACCGGAGGTGCGGCTTTGTCAAGAATGCTACTCACGATTCTTTCCTTTCGCTATCGGCACTGTTAAACTTCATTTCTGCTACCGATGGGATTGACAGTAGGGGTGCGCGCGCTTAAGGTCAAGCCTCATTTTAACCGCTGGAGCAAAAAATGCTGACGCTAGACGAAATTCGCAAGAAGTTGTTTGATCGCCGCCTGAGCGTGATCGCCAAGGCTATTGGTGTGCGACATGGCACCTTGATTGACCTGCGTGAAGGCCGCACCGCCAACCCATCCTATGAGACCGTACGTCGTCTAGCCGAGTATTTTGGTGAGGGGTGATGGAGGACTTTCTGCTATAAGTAGGGCGCTTCACCACATCAAGGACTAATAAATGCTCCATAGAGAGTTCATAAACGCAGGGATGCGGGTTTTTCCGCTGTGGCCGATTGACGCGGCAACGGGGAAGTGCACATGCGGTAACACATATTGCATGGGAGCCGGAAAGCATCCTAGGGCGCAAAATTGGCCCAACACACCCGTCTGGGATGAAGAGCAAATCGAGGCAATGGAGGAATACTCCGGCCTTGCTACGGGCTATGGTGTGCTGTGCAAGGGGCTGCTGGTCATTGATGTAGATGCGCGTAATGGCGGCAACGAATCATACAGCAAGCTGATTGCCGATTTCCCTGAAGTGCTGGGCTCTGGGCTTGTGGTTGAGACCGGCTCTGGTGGCGGCTCCAAGCACCTATATTTCACGGTGCCGGAGGATGTCGCCCTTGTCGGCCATTTGCCTGAGTATGGTGGTATCGACTTCAAGTCCACTGGCTTTGTGGTAGGCCCCGGTTCTGCTCATAAAAGTGGCACATCCTACACCGTGTCCGATGGCTCCCCCTATGACATCAGCCCTGCGCCTGAGCGGATGCTGGGTGTTTTGCGTAAGCCCGAGCGGCATCGCACAGAATATAATGGTGCCATGTTGGACATATCCCATGCGGATATTGCTGACATGCTGCGGCATATCCCTAATGATGATCTGCCCTATGACGAATGGCTGAAGATCGGGATGGCTATCCATCAGGGGACTGGCGGGACAGGCTATGATCTGTGGGAGGAATGGTCAGAGGGAAGTGTAAAGCATGACGCGACACTGATGCAGACCCGCTGGCACTCCTTCGGACGATCAGCCAACCCCGTGACTATTGGCACGCTGATCTATCATGCCGAACAAAACGATTGGCAGATGCCGGTGACGTTTACGCCGGATGTCGAGTTTGAACTGCCTCCCGTTGAGATTACGCTGGATGGCCTGCCATTTGATATTACGGGCTGCGACCTTACCGCCCCTCCGGGTTTTGTTGGCGATATGGCCCGCTGGATTGAAAGCCAGTCGCGCAGGCCAAGGCTACACATTGCCGTCGCAACTGCGCTAACCGCAATGGGGAACATCGCTGGGCTGCACTATATTGACAAAATGGACGGGGTTACATCTAATCTTTTGTGTTTTTGCGTCGCGGGAAGCCGCACAGGTAAAGAAAGCCAGCAGCAAGCAATGACGGAAATACACCGTGTTGCGGGCATTGTTGGTGCAACGCATGGCAGTATTAAGTCAGAGCAGGAGATGTCCCGCAACCTAGTGAGGCATCAGGCGGCGTTTTACTCTATCGATGAAGTCGGCATCTTCCTACAGAAGATCAGGAATGCACAAACACGCGGTGGGGCAGCCTATCTTGATGGTGTTATTGGCGCAATCATGTCGGTTTACTCAAAGGCCGATGGCTGGATGCTGCTAACGGGCGATGCTAAGGATGAAATTCGCAAGCAGCTTATGGGAGAATTGGCTGCCCATCAGCGGAAGATTGAGGAAAATACGGCAACGCCGTACACGCAAACGCGCATAGACTCTGTGCAGAAGCAGTTGGACAATATCGACCAAGGGTTGTTTCGTCCGTTTCTGTCGCTGATCGGCTTTACGACTCCGGTAACGTTTGACAGCATCGTGGATTACAGCGGGGCCACCAATGGGTTCTTTGGCCGTGCGCTGTTGTTTAATGAGCGTGAGACGGCACCTCGCCCCAAGGAGAATTACCGCAAGACGGATATTCCCGAGGCCATGCAGGCAACCATTCGGCAGATTGCGTCTGGCGGCTCATTTGATGTGTTTGCGACTGGCTCACGCATTGAGAACTATGGCGAGCGTATGGAGGTGCCCACTGATGCGCGGGCCAAGCAGATGCTGCATGATGTCGCCCAATGGATGCAGGAACAAGCCGAGGCGCACAAGGCAACGTCAGGGCTGGAAAGCCTGTGGTTGGGTGCCTATGAACTTGTGTCCAAGGTAGCGTTCATTCTGGCCATCCCCGAGGGACTACGGAATACTGAACATGTCCGCTGGGCTTTTGCCTTGGTAAAGCGCGACGTGGAGGAAAAGATCAGGCTGGTGACAGCGAATGATCGCGAGAAGGATTCGCCCAATGTGTCCATGGTCGCCAAAATCAGCAATTTGTGCTCGATTGAAGGTGGAGAAACCATTGGCGTGCTGATTAACCGTATGCGCGGGAAGAAGAAAGAGGACATCGAGAAGCTGCTTGAAGAAATGGTCAAGCGACGCACGATGGAGCGCATCGAAACCAAGCACCCACGCAATGGGAAGGTGTTTGTGCGTTATTGGTATAGGGGTGAGTGATGGATGATTTTTCCTCGCTAACAATCGCCCAAATCTCACCAAAAGACGCGCACGATTTAATCCTGAACAAGCATTACGCGCATAGGCTTCCGCAAATAAGATTTGCATTTGGGCTGTTTTCTAATGGCAATATTGCCGGGGCCGTGACTTACGGTTCGCCGCCTAGTGCGCCTCAAAGAAGCGGCCTTCTTGGCCCATCCCTTGGCCATCTCGTAATAGAACTTAATCGCCTTGTTCTGCTAGACAACTTTAGTAATGGCGCGTCCTTCCTTGTTTCCCACTCCCTGAGGCTCTTGCGAAAGCATGGGCCATGGGCCGTTTTGTCATACGCTGATACGGAGCAGGGTCATCTTGGTATTGTATATCAGGCATCCAATTTCCTATACTGCGGTTTATCTGAAAAAAGAACAAATTGGGCAATAAGGGGGATGGAGCATAAGCACGGACAGACGATTGCAGATGAAACCCGTGGAATGGCGAATCGTGCGGCTTACATGCGCAAGAAGTATGGGGATGACTTTTATTTAGCGCCGCGCCCGAGAAAGCATAGGTATGTATTTTTCCTTGGGTCGCACAAGCAACGCAAAAAGATGCGCGAAAGTCTTAGATATACCGTTAAGCCATACCCAAAGGAGACAACAAATGGGCAAACGCAGTGACTTCGCACGCAATGAACGCGACTTCTACCCCACACCCGAAACTGCGGTATTGCCGTTGTTGGCGCATCTGAAGCCCGGTACGCGCTACATAGAGCCATGTGCGGGTGACGGGGCGCTCATTGATATTCTAGATAAATATAACCATCATTGCTTAAGGGCATACGACATTGAGCCGCTATCCCCCTTAGTGGGAATGGGGGACGCCACTGTAGGCAAATGGTATGGCGGCATAGACTGCTACATCACCAACCCACCGTGGGATCGCAAGGTGCTGCACCCGATCATCCGTAACCTTGCGGCGCATAGGCCGTGCTGGCTCCTTTTTGACGCTGACTGGATGCACACGAAACAAGCCACGGAATCTCTCCCATGGCTTGTCAAGGTGGTTAGTGTTGGCCGCGTTAAGTGGATTCCCGACTCGAAAATGACGGGTAAGGACAACTGCTGCTGGTACTTGTTTGATGCCAACAACACAGAGCCCGCGCAGTTCTACGGCAGAACTTAAGGACTGCGGACAAGGCCCGACGCTATTAAGGCTTCCAAAAGCCGATGTGTCCCTGCCTCACGGGCGATAGCGTCCGTGTCTGTGCCCTCTGGCCCGTCAACAACAATTTTCGACTTGTAGCGGCTGGTAGGGCGCTCTGACTCAAGCAGCTTGCCGACATATTGGAACTCGGGCTTTGTCTGCCTGAGTGCAGCAACAAGATCGGCAAAATCCTTGTCGCGCTCACAGAAGCTTTGCGCAACTTTTACGCCGTGGACGATTGTGCTGTGATCCCTGCCGCCGACATGAGCCCCAATATGCGGGTATGAATATCCTTGTTCGCGGCAAACCATATAAACCGCATGGCGTATGCGGGCGAGTTTTTGAACGCGACAGTTCCCGACAATCATCTCGCGTGAAACTTCCGTAATATCAGCCGCATGGGTGATGATGTCGCGCACTCGTAGCTTCACTTGGTTTTCCTCTGTCGCGTCCATCCCATGCGGGTAAGTTTGTTTTGTACTTGTGTAGGGTCTCGCCCCATGATGCGGGCGATTGCTTTAACGGACATGCCATCCTCACGCAAATCCCTCAGGTCCGCTCGGCTTTCCGCATCCCATGCATATTCCGCCCTAGGCATTTGGTGCATCCCCCGCAATAGCCTCTGCATCAAGATTGCAGATGGCGGCAACAGCATCGCCCACATGGTCAAGGCAGCAATCGTCAGATAGCGCATCAATGCTTTCGTCAGCAGCCTTCGCCGCAGCCTCCAGCCCCATCTTCACGCCTTCCAACCGAAAGTGATCGGCGCACGCAGCTATGGCGGCTTGGCGGTGAGCGGCGAAGGATTCCGCCAATAGGGATTGCCATTCGCTTTGCCGTGGTGCGTACCAATCAACGGCTGCGTCCACATCCGCTTGTGTAATGTCATAGGTCATTGGGGTTGTTCCTTTTTCGGATAAAGCCGCCTAAGCGCGCATACTGCATCTACGATGTCGGATTTGAATGGGCCCTCTGGCGTCACCTTGAGCCAGAGCCACCATGCGGCAAGCGATATTTGCCAGCGAAGCCATGTCATCACCCCTCACTCCCCAAAGCCCGGCAGATCGCGGGTGGGGCGGGGCGCTGGTATTCGCGTCCACACTCCTTACAGACCATCCTCCCGCCCATTTGAGCGGCGATCCTAGCCGAAATGGTTTCCACATCGAGTCGCAGTTTTGTGCATGTCTGGCACGGCTTCAACTCACTCTCCATCGGTCATCTCCAGTCTCGCATAAATCCGCTCAAGCGGTCGGTTGATTTCTACTCGAACACAGCCAAGGTCGCCCGCCACTCGTCCAGCTAAATCCTCGGCCCACGCGACGGAATCCGCCAAAATGCTGTGGTCAAAAAACGAAAGGTAACTGGCGAGTTCCTTCTGCTTCACCACCGCATCCGGCTTGCCCTCCCACCACGCGACGACCTCCCACGAGTGCCCGTGCATCACGCCGTCTCTGCTTCGATGCGCGGCGCAAATTATCGCACCCGCTCCGGTTAATACCTTCCAGCGCATCGGCGTAGGCGCGGCGTCCAGCCCAAGGGTCGTCGGTGTAGAGGGGGCTGTCACGACGCCATCCATTCTGCGCCAGCGATGTGCTGTCCGCGCTGTGGAAGGGGTATAAGTGCGAAACTGCGGTGCCACGCATCATGTGGATCGGTGGCCAGCGGTTCCCGAGGGCGCGAGACACTTCCTCCATGCGTGTGTGGTAGGCCGGGCAGTCGATGCCCTTCCCCTCGCCAGTCCAGCCAAGGCAAACCCGGTTGTATCGTTCGCACAGGCGCAGCAGGCGCTCTATCGGGCCATCCATGTGCCAGAGCGGCGCGCCCTTCTGTCCGAATGGCCACTGATCCAGCAGCGGATCGTTGAGCTGGCTGGGCGCGCCCGGCATGTCCGGAATGACTGCCCATCGGCCCGGCATGAACAATCG